TACCAACCAACGCAGCGCGTTATAGATCCCCATCAGCACCCCCCCTCGGATAGACCTAGAAAAAGCCCGCAGGATTGATTACCTGTATTGTGCTTCAACGGGGAGTTACGTCCGATGCCCTTGCCGGTATCCAGCTGGGTGCTGCCTCTTGTATCTAGGTGATTGACGGAGGCCAGAGGGCGACAAGGGTTGCGTGTCCGCCTAAAGGATGGTCGTTCTTGACCGTTGGCGTCTACTCCGTAACTCGTGGGGGTACCCTCAATGTAACCCTCTGTTGAATATGTCGCAACGTATAGTTAGAATTTAATCATGGAATCTACGCAAGAGACTGAAGAGAAGGTAACCGCGGGCACATCTTCTACGCCAACAACCCGTGCTGGTCGTGCCGCTAAACGCGGCAAGAATGTTGTGACCAAGGAAGGTGTGGTCAAGAAGCCCAGGTCTACAGGTAGCTATGGTGTTGGTGGGCAGAAGGTAAAGGTCCTTCAAACCCAGGACAAGCATAAGCTTTGGGCAGATCTTTTCTCTATTACAGAGAGTCAGATTAAAGGGTTGAAAGAGAAGATAGAGGGTGGAGAAGAGCTCAACCCAAAAGACATGAACAAGCTAGACAGCTGTTACGGCGGAATGAAGAAGCTGCTTGAGATTGAGGCCATCCTTAAATCGGATGCGATCTCCTCCCTCTCAACGGAAGAACTGAAGAGAATAGCAAAGAAAGCAATTAGAGAATCAAAATGATTAGACGCGTTAAAAAGCTGGATGAAGACTTTATCTACCACTCATGGCTTCACTCTGTGAAGTGCCCAACCAGGGCAGTAAGCCATATGACTCGATTCCTTATCGATCGGTTAATTGAGGATAAAGATATCGTTGTCTGGTGTCCTGATGATGACGAGAACCATATTATTGGCTGGATGGCTCATGGGAAGATTGAAGGATCTCCCCTGCTTCACTACATGTTCGTAAAGAAAAGCTTCCGTGGAAACGGTATTGGTCACGACATGCTGCGTCACATATATCCAGACAAGGAGAAGCAAGTTCTCTGCACCTACTGGTCTCACCACCTCCAAGTGATGAATGCCCGCTCTAAGTGGAACATTAAGTTCCTCTCTAACCTTCTCCCTGCTCTTATTCACTCCCTTCATTCCAAGGAGGAGTGTCGTGGGGCTGCCTGAGCTAACACTTACCGATCGAGAGATTTATGAAGCCTTGGCCGTAAGGGTTAAAGCCCAACGTCCGCTAAACAAGGCCCAGAAACAACAGCGCCGATCTCACGCCCTCAACCTGTCTCGAACTCTCTTCAAGGAGCAGGTGGATTTTATCAATGACGACTCAAAGAGGAAAGCCGCTATATGCAGCCGCCGTAGCGGGAAGAGTTATGCCGCAGGGCGTTATCTGATCAAAGAAGCTCTTGAGGATGATGGTACTACATGTGTCTACATCGCCAGAACCCGAGAAGCTGCCAAGCGAATCCTATGGTCCTCGCTGAAAGAAGCGAACCAGCAGTTCAGGCTTGGCCTGAAATTTAATAATGCAGACCTTATAGCTGTCTTTCCTAATGGCTCTAAGATCATGTTTACTGGTGCCAATGATGCCAGTGACGTGGATAAATTGCGCGGTGCAGCATTCTCTCTTGCTGTTCTCGATGAGGCTGCCTTCTTCAACATTAACCTGAAAGAGCTGGTTAACGAGGTACTGACTCCCGCACTTCTCGATAGGGATGGCTCGTTGGTTATGATCTCAACGCCCAATAGTGCTTGTCATGGGTTCTTTTACGACATCACCGAGAAAGGTGCCTATAACTTTTCAGTTCACAGGTGGACAGTCAAAGACAACCCCTACATGCAGCATGCTGTCCGCGCTATCGAAAAGGACATTCAGAACGGGATCCTCAACCCCGAGGACCCCTCCTACAAGCGCGAGTACCTCGGCATTTGGGTCAGAGACGATCAGGAAATCGTCTATAATTACAGTCAGGACAATCTGTTTCAGGAAAGACCCAACAGCAATGAATGGGAATACATCCTCGGAATAGATCTCGGTTATCATGATGCCACGGCTTTCGTTGTTGCAGCTTGGTCTCCCGATTACCCTCACCTTTATTTTATAGACGAATACAAGCAGACACGAATGCTTACTTCGGAGGTAGAGGAGAAAATCCATCGATTCATGAAGGATTACAACTTCACATCAATCGTAATGGACTCCGGTGGTGGCTCTTCAAAGATGCTTCTTGAGACGTTCAAGCAACGGTCTGGAATACCCGTAAAGCCTGCTCATAAGTCAGGCGACAAGATCGGAATGATTAAGATCATGAATTCCGACTTAAAGAGTTCCACTATTAAGGTTAGGCACAACATGGAGCTACTTCAAGAGTGGGATAAGCTCCAGTACAACAAAGCAGGAACAGCCGAAGACAGAAGATTCGATAACCACTTATCTGATGCCGCCTTTTACGCATGGCAGGAATCAAGGCACTATCTCTATGAAGCCAAGGAAAACGAGCCGTTAAGAGGGTCCTCGGAGTATTTCAGGAGACTTGAGGACGGCTTAGAGCAACGTCTTCTTGATGAACAGGAAACATCACGTTATGATCCTGATGTCTGGGGTGAGGGATATTCAGAAGCAGACTTGTTTAACTAGCGAGAATTAAATGACTGAAAAGAAGCACAGAAACATGGGGGCGGGACCAAGCACAAAGAGACTCCGCGCAATGCTCAAGCTAATGGGTGAGTTTGGCGTAGCTAGGTACAAGGACTCTGAGGTTGAAATAGAAGTCTTCCCAAGCTACCCGTCGACATCAAGCACCTCAACATCGTTTGATTTCAGCTCTTACGATGACAGTGCCGAAGAAGAAGAAGAAGAAAAACCACGAGTTGAACAGCGTGACGATCTTGGATTCACCGAGGATGATTACCTCTGGAGGAGTGCTGAAGTATGAGCTACGGGATTTTCGAAAAGGCTTTCTGGTGGCAGGTTGAGTCCGATCCACATGAGTATGTCAGCAAGTTTATTGCGACTCTAAGGGATGAGCAGCAGGACTACTACAACGACGTTGCCACATACATGGGCCTCTACAACGGAAGACCCCTGCACTCTAGGTATGCGCCAGGGACCAACTCCTACCTGGCAATGCGTCAGCCTCGCTTAACCTTCAATATCATCCACTCTCTTTGCCAGGCAGCCACCTCTAAGATTGCAAAGCATAAACCAGCAGTAAGCTTTCTTACTGAGGGTGGGACTTATTCTCAGAAGACAAAATCAAAGCTCTTTGGGAAGCTAATGCAGGGCCAGTTCTATTCGATGCGGCTTTATGCTGTTGCACAGAAAGCATTCCTGGATGCCTGCATTACCGGGACAGGGGTCATTAAATACTACAACGAGTTTGGCAAGATTAAGGCTGAGCGTATCTCGGTAAACGAGATGACCATTGATCCCGTAGAGGCCGAGTATGGAAACATGCCCCGGCAAATGTTCCAGACTAAGCGAGTATCCAAGCACGTTCTGGCTGAAATGTACCCGGAAAAGCGGGTTCAGATCATGCAGTCAGAGCTTAATTACGAGGATGACGACAGTGGATCAGACACAAGACATACCGACATGGTTGAATGTCACGAGGCTTGGCACCTCCCTAGTGGCCCTGACGCAACCGATGGCCGCCATGTTATTTGTGTGTCCGGTGCTACTCTTGTCGATGAAGCATGGGAGAAGGACTACTTCCCGTTCACGTTTATTCGTTGGACTGAAGACCCTCTAAGCTTCTGGGGTAATGGCCTCACTAAAGAGGTCAAAGGAATTCAGGTCGAGATCAATAAGCTTCTGGCTCGGATTCAAGAGCAGATGCACCTGGCCACTCCCAAGGTCTTCATTGAGGACACGTCAAAGATTGTCCAGTCTCACCTCAACAACCGAGTCTTTGGGGCTATCAAGTACAGAGGAACGCCCCCACAGTTCTTTGTCCCCCGGTCTGTGTCTGGCGAAATGTTTGCCCACCTGGATCGACTGGTTGAGCGGTCTTATGAGATGACCGGAATCTCTCAGCTTGCAGCACAAAGTAAAAAGCCAGTTGGGCTTGAATCGGGTCGAGCTCTTAGGGAGTTTTCAGACATTGAGTCAGAGCGGTTTATGGTTGTTGGGCAGTCTTACGAGCAGCTCTTCCTTGACGCATCTGAACAGATTATTGACCTGATAAGAGATGCCCATGTCAACAATGACGCCTACACCGTGGCCAGCTTCGACAAGAAGACAGGCATGGAGAAGGTTAAGTGGTCTGACATTAATCTTGAGGATGATCAGTTCATTATCCAGATTAAGCCTATTGGTTCTCTCCCTCAGACTCCTTCAGCAAAACTTTCATCTGTAAATGAGATGATGCTTAACGGGATGTTTACCAAGGAAGAGGCCCATCAGCTGCTGGACTTCCCAGATCTTGAGCAGGCAAACAGAATGAAGATCGGCTTCATCGAGGTAGTTGATAAGATTATAGAAAAAATACTCGAGGATGGTGACTACACGTCCCCAGAAGTTTACATGAATCTTGAGTTCGGAATTGCCCGGATGCAGCAAGCCTATAGCCTAGCAATACTCGATGACGTACCGCATCAAAAGATGGAGCTAATGAGACGATGGATGTCTCAGGCAAACATGCTCCTTGAGCAAAGAAACGCACCTGCGCCGGGTCAGGCCGCTGGTGTTCCGGGACCGGGGATGCCAATGCCAGGCATGCCGATGCCGCCTATCCCCAACCAGGCAGCGTTGGCCGCGCCCCCGGTTCCGGGTCCTCCCGCCCCACCAGCAGCACCGGCACCAGGAGCAGGGGCACAGATACCACCTGAGTTATTAGCTCAGTTAGCATAAGGAGCATTTAGTGAGCGAAGCAGCACAAGTAGAAGAAACACCTACACCAGTAGAAGCACCCGCAGAAGTTGCTCAACCAGACTCGTCTTCCAAGGTTGATCATCTTGAGCAAGTTCCGGAGTCTTTTAACATTTTCACAGAAGAAAGCCCTTCGCCAAGCGAGCCGAGCACGGAGTCAAGCGAGCCTGGGCCCCCTCGAAAGAGCAAGCAGTTCCTTGAAAACCTCAGAAGAGACAAAGAGGTTAGGCGTCAAGAGATCGAGCTCAAGCAGCGTCAAGCAGAGCTGGATGCGCGTGAGGCTCAGGTTAAGCAGTTTGCTGATATTAAGCAGCAGCTTGAGGGTAACCCTGAAGAATTCCTTCGATCCCAGGGCATTGATCCGATGCAGTATTATCGGCAATGGACCGAGCGGATGATCGATGAAGGTGCCAGCGACACGGTGGAATCCAAGATGACATCCACCCAGAAGGAGCTGGCAGACCTAAAGCAATACATTGCGTCAAAGGAAAAGGCCGCGGCCAAGGCGAAAGAAGACCAGGTTAGAGGGCAGGCGTATACGAATCTTTGTGGTGAAATCGAAAAATTTGCCACAAATAGCGACGGTTATGAGATTATTAAGGAAACCTGCACAGCGGCAGATATTGCCAACGGAATGGTTGCTCACTTCCAGAAGACTGGAGAAGAGCTTACACTCGAAGAAGCATTTGAAAAGATTGAAACCGGACTCCGGGAGCGTGAAGAGAGTTTCTATGGTGACCCAAAGGTTCTAGAGAAACTTCAGAGATATAACCCTGAAGCATTTCAAAAAGTGAAAGGCCCACGCGCAACTTTGTCGGCCAAATGGAAGGAACAACCAACGAGGAAATCCCCAGAGGACATGACCGATGATGAGATCATGGACCACTGGAAAGGGAAACTCTTCACGTAAGAAAGGAGGATGGTTATGCCATCTTTTAATTTAACGAACTTCGATGCGGCGATGAAGCAATTCTACCCGCAAAAAAAGGTTAACAACCTTGTTTACAAGAACAACCCACTGCTTGCATGGATGCCAAAGGTAGAGCGCTTTCCTGGTCGAAACGCTCAGATCACCGTTGAATACGGGATGCCTGGTGGTCGTAGTGCAAACCTTGAACAAGCGATTACCAACCGTACCGGTACTCAGCTTGAGGACTTCATTGTCACTCGCGTTAAAGACTATGCCGTAGTTAGCGTCGACAACGAAGCAATGCTTGCTGCTGATGGTAACGAAGGTTCTTTGCTTGAGCTTGCCAAAAACAAGACTGATAGCGCCCTTCGTTCATTGTCTCGCGCAATGGGTATCGACATTTATCGTGGCGGTACTGGTTCTCTTGGTCTTTCAACGGACGTTAGCCTCGGTGGATCTGCTGGTGCTGACTACGCTGTTTTCAGTGCTGATGATATTACCAACTTTGAAATTAACCAGAAGCTTGTCTACTCGGCAACTGACGGTTCTGCTCTCCTGGATTCAGGCGCAGCTCTTACGGTAAGCAAGGTTGATTATGACAACAACCGTGTTTACTTTGATGAGGATCTTGTTGCTGGTAGTACCCACTCGGGACTAAACGGAGACAAGACTGCTTACTTCTACGTTAAGGGTGATGCTCAAGCTGGTGGCTCTAGTCTCACTAAGCTTGCTGGCCTTGATGCATGGCTTCCTTCAACCGTTAGCGGCACTGCATTCTTTGGCGTTGACCGTTCAACTCATCCAACCCGTTTGGGTGGCCAGAGGATTTCGGGCGGAACTGCTGCAATCAAAGAAGCACTCATTGACGGCATGGTTCGCTGTGCCCGAGAAGGCGGAATGCCTGATGCTGCTTTTATGAGTCCAGAGCTTTGGGCTGAGCTGGCAAAAGACATTGATCCAACTGGGGCGGCTACCCAGGTTCGGATGGAAAACGGAGATTCAGCAGCCCAGGTTGGATTCAGCGCCCTCAAGGTTGCTGGCCCGACAGGTGTTGTTGAGGTCTTCGCTGACCATAACTGCCAGGCCAATACTATTTGGCTTCTTCAGAAGGACACCTGGGAGCTTCGAACCATTGGTTCAGCTCCTCGGATCTTGGACTTTGATGGCTTGAATGGTCTTCGGCAAGCTACAGATGATGGCGTAGAGTACAGATGGGGTTACTACGGTAACGTTATCTGCACGGCGCCAGGCTGGAACTGCCGTATTACATTGAGCTAAAGCTGAGAGGGGGAGGGTAAAACCTCCCCTTCTTTTTCTCCGGAGGTAGCAATGAAGGGTAAATCAATCGCATTGATCCTTGGCGGCGGGAAGGCGGCAAAAGGTGAGGGTGCTGAGGAAGAAGATTCCTACGAGGAAGCGTTTGCCGATGCGGCCAACGAGTGCATGGAGGCAATCGAGAGCGGGAATTCTGACAGGTTTGCGGATGCCCTGAAGGATTGTATCCACATCTGCCTTGAGCACGGGAGCAGCCCCGGCGAAGAGGGTGAGGAATACTGATGTCTACCTTGTCAGAGTTAAGGACCAGAGCAAGAAGAAGAGCCGACGCTGTTGGCAACAACTTCTTTTCGGATGCGGAAATTAACGACTACATC